CACAAACGGAAAGATATGTTATATAATGTAGTTGTGGTTAAGTATCATTCTCTATCACATCCCCTTACATAGCATTCTTTCTATCCCCTAAAAAAGCAGCATCTGTAAAAAGGTGTTGTTTTTTTGCATATTTATATTAACAAATGATTACGTTAGTGGTACAATGTATTTATAGAAGTGTACATAAGGGGGATATTATGAAGAAAATCGTTCTAATTATACTAGCAATACTTGTTACATCGACAACATTGGCTTATACAATTAACTATGTACTACAACAAGAAGTCCAACATGAAGTAACGGTTGGTAATACCGTAAAAGCGGTCGATGGATTGATTATAACTTTATTAAACGCGGAACAAGGAAACTTAACATACAACGAAATAGAAGAAACAAGCACAGATAAACATACATTAACCTATGAATACGATTATGACATTATTGTTAATGGTGAATACAATATAATTGTAACATCGTTAAATACCGATATAGAGATACTTTCATATACAGTTGGTACTACGATAAACGTAACGTTTCAACTAAATCAAGTCAAAGAGTTTACACAAGGTGAAGTAATTAATGTGCATTTTTTGTTTGAGTTAGAAGAATTAAACTATAATGGATTTACAACAACTAACCCATTTAATCCAAATACAGCAACAGAAGAAGAAATGATCCAATTGGGGTTAAACTCAATAGAGATAGATAGAACAATAATGCAAAGAACGCTATACGATTTATCAAGTCTAACTATATGGGCTATTAAAATTAGTGTAGCAGGATTCGAACAAGAGTATCAAGAGTTAGTAGATTTAGGAATTATTATATTTGAATAAAGTGGCTACGCACAATCGTAGGGAAGACGGCTCACGTCTTAAAAGGAGAGGAAAATTATGATTTATATTATGTTTTCTCTTTTTGTCATTTATGCAGTCTATAATGAATGGACTAGGTATAAAAACAAAAAAGAGGTAATTAGAGTTATGGCTGAGAGTGAAAAAAGGTTTAATGAAATTGAGAAATATGCTTATACTGACATTAGACAACTTAACGACATATTAAAGGAAGTTAAAAAACGATATGTTAAAGAAAAGTAGAATAAAAAAAGATACACAATTTTTAAAACAAAACGGGTATAAGCGAATAAGACTAACAAAATCATATGATTATTTTAAAGATTGGAATCTTGCAGCAATGGTATATAATTGTAAGAAAGATGGGCAATTCTTTGAACAAGTGATCATTGATAAAGAATATGATTTTAAAACAATTTACAAAGACAAAGTAAAACGTGAAATTGAAGACTATGATGTATTGCATGTTAAACAAGATATAGACACACATGGTATAGTGTACAATCTAGTAATGGAAAAAGACAACACAACTTATCTTGGATTCTTCTCATATGATGTTAAGAACAGAATATTGAGAAAAAGGATAATGCCGATTGAGGGTGAACCTAATGAGAACGGGTAGACCAAAGAAATGGGCAACAAGAAAAGCATTAGAAGATGATGTTGCAAGATACTTTAAGTATTGTAAAGAAGAACATAGACCACCGACTATTGCGGGGTTAGCATATTACCTAGATGTAGACAGACAAACCATATATAACTATGCTTCAAACGATGACTTTTTCGACATAATAAAAAAAGCGAGAAATAGAATCATGATGAATTTAGAAGAAGAAGCGATTATTAACGGTAAGGCTGGGACTATATTTGTTATGAAACAGTATGGTTATAAAGACCAACGTGAAGTAAGTGGTGATTTTACTCGAACAATTATTATTGAGGGTGAAGATGAAGACAGTTAGACTTAACTTTAAGAAACGAATCCTCGCTATTTACTGGAAGATATACAAAGCAACAGAAACATTTGTATATATCATTACTGGGCGCTCATCTGGGAAGACTACATTTATGCCAGAGAAGTTGGTTAGTGATTTCCTTAAAGTGCCAGATGGTAACGTGTTTATATTCCGTAAGTACCAGAACACATTAAGACGTAGTGCATTTATGGCTATTAAAAAAGAGATATATCAACTAGGGTTGCAAAATGATTTTAACTTTGTTCCTAGTGCGTTGTATATAGAGGACAAAACAAACCTTACAAAGTTTTATTTCTTTGGGTTGGATGATGAAGCAAAGATACGTTCAACTGTATTAGATCATGGATTCCCATTTAGATATTGGTTTGAGGAGTATCAAGAGAACAAACGCATAAGCGATTTAGAGCAAGTTGAAGATGTATTGGTTACATTCTTACGTGAGAAATTACCAAAAGGAATTAAACATCAAGTATTCTTTACTGGTAATAGACCAAAGAATAATTATGATCCATTTAATGTGCATTTGGATAGGGTTGTAGAAAACAAAGATGATGACACTTTATTCATTGGTAACATATCATACCAAGACATGGTTGACGAGAATGGTGATAGTTTATTGTCAGACCAAATAATAGAAAAGATTAAACGAGTGAAAGAACGAGACCCACGAACATACAAATGGCGTTATCACTCTGTGGCGGTTGGAGAAGAATCACAAATATATAATGTTGATTTAATTAAGAAGATTAACAATTTTCAAGATTTGCCAGATGGTGAATATATTATGAGTTATGATATTGTCATAGATACTGGTTATCAAGTTTCTGCAACAACATTTGGTGCTGTTGGTTATACGAACAAACAAAACGTGGTTATATTGAATACATATTACTTCTCACCAGACAAGGAAATCAAGAAACGTATTCCAGAGTATATACTAAGACCGCATATGATAGCAACATCAGCGTATGACAAAAAAGCCCCTACACAATTTGTTCATGATTTAATAGACTTTGAGAAGCGTATTAACAATGAAACAAATCTATATTGTGAGCAAAAGTATGTTGATTCAGCAGAGGGAGCATTAAGAAACCAATATCGTAATGATACTGGGCAATATTTGAGAATTGTTAGAAAAACAGATAAAGATACAATGATTGAGCAGTCAAGAGATGTTATGATTGAAAGACAAGTGTATGTAGTAGATAGACCAGAGAACGAGATATTTCTATTTGAAATGGAGAAGTATCAGCGTGATATGTCCAATCCACTTATGCCAAAGATTATAAAAGTCGATGATCATACTTGCGACACATATCAATATTATTGTGTGATGAACTTACAAAAACTAGGATTGAAATAGGGTGATACTAAATGGGTTTATTTAACAAAGTAGTGTTCGGTACAGAAAAACTAAAATTAGAAGACTATTTGAATGGGTATAGTATTGTAATGAGAGATGTTGCAAATATAGGTAAGGCTTTGTATCGTGGTTATCTAGGCGATGCGGTTCTCAAACAAGGACAATTCTCTTATTTAAAAGGTTTCCATGATTACCATTACTATGGGGCAAACGATAAGAAAGTAAATAAGCGTAGAAAATCTTTGAGAATACCTAAAGTGTCAACGCAATTCTTAATCAAAAAGATATATACAGAGAATGTTCATATCAAAGCATCATCTAAATCTATGCCAGATGTAAGTGGACGTATCGATGAGTTTTTGCAAGATATTATTGAACGTGAAAATTACTTAAACTTATCATCAGAAGCAACAGAAAAGATGTTTAATATAGGTGGTAAGGTAGAACGACCTCGTGTTCAAGAGGGTAAGATTGTTATTGATTTCATAACAGCCGACCAATTCCACCCGTTAGAATTTGATAATAGTGGTGTTAAGTCTGGTGTAGTGTGGAATACAAAAAAACAAAACGGGTATTTCTATACAAAACTCACTTGGTATAAACGAATTGAAGATGGCTATAAAATTGAAAAAGAATTGTTTAAATCAAAAGATGGTGTTTATTTAGGTACAAGAGTACCGTATGAATCAATGTTTAATGATTTAAGAACATACGAACTAAAAGGGTTTAGGTCAGTACCTTTCACATATACAAAAACAAGACAAGCAAATGATGTAATATTGGATAGCCCGTTAGGTCTTCCANTNTGGTGGGCTGGTATAGACGCTATACAATACATTGACACATCGTTCCATCAAGCGTTTAGAGAAATGCAATATGGTGGTAGGACAAGGGTTGTACCTCAATATGCAACAACAAAATCAAAAGTGACAGACGCAACTGGGACTCATTTTACAAGCAATTTTGACCCAGATGATGAAACTATTATGAAATTACATTATGACCCAGACAAAGATAAACAAATGTTTGAAGATGTAACAGCGCCTATTCGAGATCAATCTATTATCAATATGATAAATCACGGGTTAGACTTGTTTGCATTTCAAATAGGTATTACAGTTGGAACATTTAGATTTGATGGTAAGTCAATGAAAAC